TCAGTTGACGGCGCGCAGTGCGGGCTTCGGCTTCTGGTAGTCCTCCCGGATGAACTTGCCGTACGTCCGGAACACCATCTCAACATCCTCATGCCCGAGTTGGCTGGCCACATACCAGGGGTTCTCGCCCCGGGTGAGCAGTGTGGACGCAAATGTGTGGCGGATTTGATACGGGTTGCGGTACTCGATCCCGGACCGCTCCATGAGCGGCAACCAGAGCGTCTTGCGGATCTGGGCGTCCGTCGTCCAGGGCTTCAGGGTTCGCGGGTTGAGCCATATGCGGTTCCCGCGCATCTGGCTGATCGGCCGCTGTAGCCTCAGCGCCTCGATGGCCTCCGCGTTCAGCTCTACATCCCGCTTGCCTGCTTCGGTCTTTGGCGCCTTGATGACGCCGACAACCTGGTTGAGCACGATCTGGGCAACGCGCCGTTCCATGTCGATGTGCTCCCAGCGCAGCGCTTGGAGCTCGCCGGGCCGCAGGCCGGTGTTGAACCAGAACTGGATCATGGGGCGCTCATCCTCGCGGCACGCCAGCAGGATCTGCTCTCGCTCGGCCTGGGTGAACGGCTGGATCACATAATCGCTGGCTTTGCTGGTTTGGCGAATCAGCTTTGCCAGGGCGATGCGATCAAACGGGTTGAACTCGATCAGGCCGTCGTTCAGCGCATCCTCGAACACGCTTCGCAGCGGGGTGAGCATGTTCCGGATGGCTTTGCTGGTGCAGTCCATGCCGGAGATCCAGTCGCGCAACGCCGAGGGGGTGACATCTTCGAGCCGCCAGCCGTGCCAGTGGCGCATGCGCTCGCCCGTAATTGCCTTTTTGTAGCCGCGCAGGGTCGCAGGAGACATCTTCTCCTCCTCGACCTGCCTGGCATAGATCGCCAGCTGCCTTTCCAGTCGCTCCTGCAGCAGTGCCTTTTCTTTTTCCTCGGCCTGAGATTTTGCGCGGGGGCTGTCCGGGAAATACTCGGCATAGGAGAAATCTCCATCGGCGATTTTCCGTTTTATCTCGCCGCGCAAGTTGGCTGCATATTGGAGGCTGCTTTTGGTAATCGGCGCCTCGGGCAGCAGCTCCCGGCACTGCTGCCCCTCGAAGACAAAGAAAATCTGGATGCGCGGCCCAGATTTCATCTCCCGGATGGTTACGCCCGGTGGCGGCGTAAGGCTTGCTCTTTTATCCATGCGTCGGCTTCCTTGATGTTGACGTGCAGGCGGTTCTGGACCGTGGCCAGGTGCTTGCCGACCAGCCAGATCCCTTTTTTCCGGTAGTGGCGGATTGTCTCCACCGGGGTGCCGGTCATCTCGAAGTACTTCTCCGCGCGCACCCATTCGGGCTCCACGCTAGCCGTAGCTTCTGTTGTTGCGGTGTTTTTCATGGCTTCCTCACTGAAAAGGCCCGGCCCGCTGGCTGTTGGCGCGGGTCGCGCTCATGCTGATATGCGTCCCACAGCACGTCCCCGGCCTCGCATCGCGGCTGAGACCGAGTGACCCCGGCAGCGATGCACTGTGGGCAGCTGAAGTGGTGGGCCTGATACGCGCGGTCGGCCAGCTCCCACTGGCTGGCGCTGGGCGGCTCAGGCATAAAAAAGGCCAGCGGGTGCTGGCCAGGTGATTGGTTCATCGTCCGGGTGTGGCGCCTGCTTGTCGCGCCAGTCCTTGTGCTTCTTGCTGGCCATGTCTATGCAGGTCCTTTCTGCTGCGCCTGGGCGCGCTCGAAATAGAAAACGATGGGAGTGGCCTTCAGTTCGACCAGCCCGTATCGGACGGCGCGGCGGAACGTGCTGACATCGCGCATCAGCACCTCGTTGCTGCGCTGCATGAGCGCGCGCCAGGCTTCCAGGGTTAGGCTGTGTTTGTCGAGGTTGCAAGGCGCGCAGGCCGGGTTCATGTTCTCCAGCGTGTCGCGCTCGGGCCGGAGCATGCGTACAGTGGTGACGACGCCTTTGCCAGGGACGAATGCCAGCTCGCGCTCCACATACTCGATGTGGTCGGCGTGCCAGCGGTCGCCCAGCTCCTCGCCGCAATACGCGCAGCGGCCCCCGAACTTCTCGCGCAGGGCTGCGCGCTGGCTCTTGCTGAGCTTCATGTGCTCTCCTTGTGCCCAGTGGGGCGCGGTGATTCGTTACCAGACACGGAAGCCTCCAGACTTCTCGGCCCAGTCAGCAAATGCGCGCGTTTCCTCAACGAAGTCGCGGCGCACGGGCAGGGTGTAAAGGCGGGTGCGGTCGTCACGCATGCGCTGCTGTTCGCTGGCCGGCATCTTTTCCCACTCGGCATACAGGCTGTCCTGTAGGTCGGCCACCCAGCGAGCGATCTGCGCCATCTGCTTCGCTTCGGAGGCCGAGACACGGGCGCCATCGTTTGTGGAAACGCACAGTCCATCCTTGCGATTCCGCGCGACGTACTGTCCAGGCACGAAGGCCTTGCCATAGCCCAGGGGCAGGCCAACGCCGGCATCCAACATCCACGGCCACGAGAATCCGCCGGCGTCGAAGTCGCCTGCCGCCTTGTTTCGCGGGTTCAGGGTGTATCCCATGCTCACGCCCCCTTGGCTGCTGCCTGGGCTGCGATGGCCTCGCGCTCTGCTGCTGTCGTGAACGGCAGCGTGCGTGCGCCGGCCCAGGTGTCCAGCAAGTAGTCGCCGAAGTCCGTAGTGCTGTAGCGTCCAAAGCTGTGCGATTGCAGGCAGCCGAAGGCACACAGGCGCGCGACGGCTTCCTTGCCGATGTCGTAGCTTTCGTCGTCCTCGGCCGTCTCATGAAAGCGCTGCAGGGCCGCCATGTCATCCGGCTGGAGCCAGGCATCCACTGCAGGCGCAGCAGGTGCTGCCTGGTTCATCATGCGGTCGAAGCTGATGGCTCGGGACATGGCCTGGAGCACCCAGTCATGAGGGCGCCAGGTCGCGGCCTGGGCGGGCGTGTTGGGCAGGTAGCTGTGCCGTTCCTCGGCGTGCAGAGCGCATTCGGTTGCAATAGCGCTCATGGCGGCGGGTACGGCATTCGGGGCGCCATCGGCGCGGGCGGCCCGCTTCCAGATCGTTGCGCAGGCTGCTGCACGTAGGGCGTCGTTGAAGCTCTTGCCTTCGGCTGTTGCGCTGTCGAAGGCCTCCTTCATCGCTCGCTCATCAATCACCGGCGGCGTTACCGCCTCGGCGGGCGCAGCAGGTGCCTGGGGCGCTGCTGCCGTAGCAGCACGGGCCATCCATGCGGCGCGCGCAAACTCCCACATGCCTTGATACGGCTTACCTTGCTCGCCTTGGAACCACTGCTCGAATGCTGCTGTCTCGTCCGGCGACGGGGCTGCAGGCGCTTCCAGGGCGGGCGCGGCCGGGGCACGGCTCAGGATGTCGGCGATCAAACTGGAGCAGTCGCAGTACTCGTAGACACCGTCTGCCACGGCTGCGATCCATTCGCGCGTTGGCGTGGCCGGAACGAGTCGCCAGCCTTTGGGGGTCGGCCCAGCCTCAGCGGCAGGAGCTGCCGGCTCCTCGATCTGGGCCAGGCCATGGGTGCCGGCGCGGGCATGCTGGACCTCGGCGATGCGGATCATCGCGGCATAGGCCTGGGGCAATTCTTCTTGCGGGCAGCCCACGAAGGGTCGCAGCAGGGCGGTGCTGGGTTCGCGCGGGATCAGGATGTGGGTCATGGTTTGCTCCGTTCGATTTGCCACCTGGTGGCAGTGGTTTGGATGACGTGGCCTGCGCGCTGCAGCAGCAGCTGGCACTGGGGTGGGGTCGGGGTCATGGGGTGCGGAAAAAGCAAACCCGCCGAAGCGGGCGGGTCAGAGGTCGGGCATCACGCAGCAGATGAAGGTTTCCGCCGCTTGCGCGTTGATGGCGTTGCCGTAGGCGCGCAGGCGTCCCACTCGGGCGGGAGCCCCATCAACCAGCGGGAATGTGCCGGGTTCAACTGGCCGCCACCTGCCATCCCTGCACAGGAGCCAGTCAGCAGCCGCCCATCGGCCGTTAGTCGGGCCGGGCCCGGCAGGAGCGTGAAGGCCTGCTCGCTCAGGGGCTTGCCACGCGTCTGCTCCGCTCGCTCCGCAAGGAATTCTGGCGATGCGCTGGCAGAGTGCCAATCCCGTGCGCTGGGCGTGGCCCAACTGGCCATCGAGACTTGATGCGTCAGCATCGATGGGAAGGTGTTGCCCGTCTTGGCCTGTGATCTGGCCACGTACTGCTCCCCGGTTCCGCCCGGCTCGCTCGCTGTCGGTGTTCCCCAGCCGGCCAGATGGAAGGCCTGGTCTGCCAAGCTGATTTGAGGATCGGTCGGCTTGCGGTTGCCTAGCACTGGCGGCCGGGCCTTGGCCTGCGTCATCGTGCTGTCCGGTGTGTTCCATCCTCCCATCGGGATCAGGTAGCGAACCACGTCCTGAAGTCCAACTTGGCGCCCTTGGGCAATGCGGCGCTCCGGGTCGGTTCCGTTGCCGCGCAGATTCTGCGGGCTGGCGGCGGTCGGAGTTGGCCATCCAGTAAAGCCGGTCTCGGATGTGCGGGGCACCGACGCCCGCAGACGGGAACGGGACCGCTGCGACCCCGTATCCCAAGCCTTCCAGGTCATCTTGTACAAGGTCGATCCAAGGATCTGCGTCGCGGCTCGCAACCTGCTCTCCAAAGACGACTGCAGGCCTGCACTCTTGGATGAGCCAGTGGAAGTGCGGCCAAAGGTGCCGCTCGTCATCAAACCCAGCTCCCGCGCCTGCCGTGGAGAAAGGTTGGCACGGGCAGGAACCAGTCCAAACAGGTCGGTCGTCAGGCCAGCCTGCGCGCCGCAGGGCCAGGCTCCAGACCCCGATTCCGGCGAAAAAATGGCACTGCTCGAATCCGCGCAGGTCGGAGGGGTGAACATCTTCAATGCTCCTTTCGTCCACCACCCCAGGCGCGATGTGCCCGGCAGCGATGAGGTTGCGCAGCCACTGGGCCGCATACGGGTCGATCTCGTTGTAGTAGGCGGTCATGGCTGGTTTGGGCCAAAAAAAAGCCCTCGCGGCATACCGGGAGGGCTTCGAGGGAAATCTTGAATAGGTTCCGTATAGACTAGTTGCAACTAACTCGTGGGGAAATTCAATGAAATGGAGCGCTTTCGATAGAGTGATCGCAGTGTGGGTGTGTGTTATTGCGTCTTGCGCATTGATATTTGTATTTTCGAGTTTGTCCGGGATAATTTGGGAAAATTCTTCCACTGTAGCAAGCTGGGTTCAGGCTATTGGTTCAATTGGTGCTATTCTTGCTGGTTTTTATTTGAGTGAGAGAACTCTGCGCGTTCAGTATGAGCAACAAATCCAAAGGGATTTAGAGGAAAAAAGGTATCTTAGAAGAATGCAATACTGTGTATTGGCCGATAAATTTGAATCTGCGGAAGCTTTAGGTATTACTATTTGCAAGGCTAATGGTGATTATAAATTATTGCACATAAATCATCTTATTCGCCTTGGTCATTCGGTGGTGAATTCTTTGAGGTCTATTCCTTATGATCAGTTACCTTCTGTTGAATCAATAAAAAGAGTTAATATGAATATTTTGAGTGCTGATATTCTTGTTGCTGCATGTGAAGAGTTGAAAAATCAAAAAGATGAACAAGCGGCTGCGTTCATGATAGGCGTAAGTAAACATGCCAAACATCTCAAGCGCATTGCAGCAGTTGATAAAGATTTTTGTCGCCAAGAAGTGAATAGGTTATCAACTCATGAGGAGAATATTAAAACAAATGAATCTGAAGTGAGTAGGAATGCAGCGTTGGTTGGTCTTTATGACCAATAGTGGCTATTTCTGGCGGATTAGTAGCTGCACCCTGTCCTTGCCTTCTATCCACTTGGGCGGTTTGCCCCGCCCTGTCCACGTTGCGCCGGTGGCGGGGTCGCGGTACTTCGGGGCGCCCACGCTGCCCTTGGGCTTTGCGGGGCCCTGCAGGTCCTCTGGCGTCAGGTCGTGCTCGCGGATCAGTTCGCGCACCTTGTTGATGGCATGTGCCTTGGCTTCGGCCTGGGCCTGGGCGATCTGGGCTTCGAGTTCGGCCTTGCGGGCCAGCAGGGTCTGGTAGTCGGTCATTTCAGGGTTTCCTTTTTGAGACGGGGTGGTCAGTGACCGCAGGGCAGGGCATCGCCGCGGTGATGGTCTCCGGGTAGCTCGGCGCTGCAGCCGAAGCAGTGGGTGGGCTTCTGTTCTTCCCACCACAGTGCTCGGGCTCGTTCGGCGGCGCGGCGCGCGGCCGGCAGATCGCGCTCGGCGCGTGTGGGCTGGTGTTCGGTGTCTTGGTTCATGCAGTCGAGGCCATGGCCACCGGGCGCTGCATCCAGATGCTGGCGAGCGTGTCGGTGACGCGTGGGCGGGAGAGGTTGCGCTTGCGATAGCGGCGGTACTTGTCACAAACGCAGGCGTTGCACTGGTCGGTCAGCCCGTCGGGGCTTTTGACCAGGGCGCGGAAGAAGCCCACGTCGGCGGGCCAGGGCTCGCCGCAGGTGGTGCAGACCTTTTCGGAGGCGGTGGCCATGTCAGAACGGCACATCGCCTGCCTGCAGGCCAGGAGCTCCAACGGCTTTCACGCCATGTCCTTGTCCTGGGAGAACAGACCGACGGCCATCAGCGTCCTGCGCGGAAACCACGCCCTCCTTCTCCATGCGCTCCAGCAGACGGCCCGCGCGGTTGTAGCCGATGCGCAGGTGCCTCTGCAAAAAGGAGATCGACGGTTTGAGGTGCTGGTGCACCAGTCCCGCCGCCTGCTGATAAATCGGGTCTGGGCCGTCCGCCTCATAGTGCGCGGCTGGCTCGGACGACGCAGCGAGCGATACCGGCAGGGCTTGCCCCGCGCCTGTTCGACCCTCGCCGCCCAGCGCTTCAATCAGGGCGGGGATGAGCTTCGACAGCTCGCCCGTGGTGATCGCAACGTCGGCATCGAAGCCGCCATCGCCATCCTTGGACTCGGTCACGACATCGAGCATCGCAACCTTGCGCAGCTGCAGGCCTTGGGTCAGCACGAAGCTCACGCGGTTATCCCAGGTCATTGCAACGCGAGTGGGAAGCTTCCCCTGCTCGATGTGCTGCTGCACTTCTGCGATGTCCAGTGGGTGGCGGCCGTAGCGCACCACGGCCTTGGACTCGTCAGCGGCCTTGAGCTCGCATTCACGGTCAATCGAGAAGCCGGCAGGGCTTTCCTGCGTGGTCAGCCAGTGCGCCATGGCGGCCTGGGCGCTGGTCTGCGTACCGACCAGGGCCAGCGCAAAGCCTGTGAGGCCCTCCACCAGCGAGCTGACCACCTCGTCGGCGCGCGCCTGGCTGCCCGTGTCCAGCACCAGGGTGCGGGCCTGCGGGTCCAGCCAGACCCACATGGCGCCCTGCTTGGTGAAGGCCATGGGCAGCAGGTCCAGCTTGGCCTCGTCCTTGAGTTCCTTCTTTTCCTTCTTGCCGGGCTTGCGGCCTTCGGTGGCCTCGATGTGGGCAGCCTTTTCGTTGACGCGGCGGTTGAGCACGCTGGCCGGCAGCATCTTGGCCTCGGTCATGAAGCGGAAGATCCACTGGCCCCCGATGTTCTCCGCGAGGGCGCCGGGCTCTTCGCGACGGGGCGGGGTCCAGCCGGCAGACCGCTCCTGTGTCGGCCCGCACTCGGCGAACGGAGACTTTGCCAGCGCGGCTTCGATGGCCTGGAAGTCGGGCGCCCAGGAGGAGGCAATGCGATAGATGGTGAGGTTGGTGAACATGGTCAGATGGGGTAGAGGTTTTTGGCAGCCGTAGCCGCAGCGATGGCGCCCGCGCAGACGGCGGACCAGATAAAGATGTGGAGAAGCGAGCGCATCACGGCCGCTCCCGAAGACAGGTGACCACAGGGCCTTCCCATTGCGCGTACATCCCGGGGCAGGCCCAGGCCGACATGGCCGCGCGCTTGAGGTCTGCCGCGCTGGCGCTGGGCTCCTGTGCCGCGTCTGCCGCACTGCAGGCGCTGCAGGACAGGACGATCAGGGCCAGAAGCACGGCGACAAGCCAGCGGCCCGGGATGCGCTCCTGCTCGGCAAGTGGCTCCGGGGATTCGCGCAGGTAGCGGACATCCGGGTCATCGCAGAAGGGCTCAGAAGGAGTAACGCGAATCATCGACAGCTCCTTTCGTGACCTCGGCCAGTTCCAGTGCCAGCCATCCGCCGCGCTCGGCCAGCGCCTTGCATTGCATGGCCGCCGTCATGACCTCGTAGGGCTTGGAGCGCACCGGCTTTTTCTTCGCCTTTGCGATCCAAGCGCCTTGGTCGAAATCCGCAATCGGTTTGCCGCGCTTTTCCGCGTCGCGCGCCTTCTTGATGTGTTCTTCGCGGGCCTTCTCCAGGCTGCCAGGCGGGATGCCCATGACGCGCCAACCTTTGTGGAACGCATCGGGCTGGGCGCGGGCTTTCTTCTTGACCTCGATGGGGGGGGCGACGCTCACGGGCCGCCCGTGGATGTTCACGTAGCTCAGCATGCGGATCTCCTGGGGATGTGGCCCGTGGGGCCGGAAACGAAAACGCCCGCGAGATGCGGGCGGGACAGAGACAAAGGCCGGTGCCGCATGGCGGCGCGCAAGGGAGTGATGGCGTGGTGGTGAAGGCCCTGGCCCGGCGAAACTGAGGTGAGGTGATGGCTGCCGTGTTCGCCCCGGCTTTCCCTCTGCGTGTAAGCGCCAGACTTTCACTGGTTGCAGGTGGGCAAGTACCTGTCACGATTTGCCATCACAGATAGGGGCCGGACGCGATCCCGGCACAGAAGCGAGCGCTGTTTTTCATGGCAGCCGCATCGCCCTCGCGGGTACGGCCTAGGAAGTCTGTCGCTCCGGTTGCTTCCATTCCCCGCGCGTCGCCCGCGCATTCCCTATCTGTGATGGTCCTGGCCTTTAACGTCGCCAGGGCGGACAACTCCAAATCAACTATTTGCTTTGTTGTGAAGATGCGCTTACATGACAGCCTCCATTCGTTATCCCTGAGCGTTCTGGCGGCTCAGGTTTCGCCGTGGGTGAAAAGAGTCGCTGGTGTGCACCAAGCCTTTGCAGATCCGACCCCGCCAGGGGGTGCACGCGACTTCAAGCCAAGGGGCTCTGCAGCTGGCGCTGAACCCCTTGGTTTGCGCCCTGATGTCGCTCAGGGCTGGCGCCGGCGGTGCCGGAGGGCTTTGCTGTTCTTGGCAACCCTGTTTGCCTCACCAATTCACCCGTCTACCGCGCTTTGGCGGACTGTGGCCTGGCAGGACTGCCAGAGCAGAGCAGCGGCCCGAGCCCGCTGGTGCATGTGCCGGACGAAGGCCCTGCAGGTAGGGCCAGCAACATCGGCGGCAGGTTGTTAGAGATCCGGTAGAGCGCGGCCCGATCACCTCACCCGGCGCAACCTGTTTGTGTCGCGCTGGGTTGAATTATCAGTCGGACTTATAAAATAAGTCAACAGTCAGGCTAATTTTTCTGCATGTAACTTAATTTGATAGCACGCCTACGGCATCCGCATTGGGCTTCTGACAACGCAACTGTGCGTTGCGCAACGGGGCGTTGCGTTGCGCGCCGTTGCGGGCAAATTGCTGTTGCACCGGCTCGGGGTCTGTGCAACACTGTATAAAACAACAGGTATTCTTATGAACCACGATTCAAAGAAGCTGTTCGGCCAACGACTGAAGGCAGCCCGCACGAAGGTGACGCTGTCACAGGATGATTTGGCTGAAGCGCTGCAGGTTACGCGCCAGACCATCTCCAAATGGGAGCGGGGCGAGAGCTCGCCCACGGCGCAGCAGCTGGCTGGTTTGGCGGCGATGTGCTGTGCCTGTGCGCACACATTGCTTTTCGGTGAGCCCTATCGGCAGCTTGCGATAGGGGAGTTGATACAAGCCCGCGGTGTAGAGGCGGTCAAGGAGGATCGGACAAATGGATGCAACGCAGCTGATCGAGATGATCAAGGAGCACAACGGGCCGCTCCCCAAGCCCCGTTTCGTGATCGACGTGTATGCGGAGGTGGTGGCGAAGCTATCCCCAAAGCTGACGCCGGAGGAGATCGAAGACCTGGTGGCGCTGGGCGCATTGGTCAGGCGGCGATCTACTCAGCTGGTTCCCGTACTCCACTGGGATGACATCCCGCAGGTTCTCGGGCCAGGCCGGGCGGTTGTTTAGTGATCCACGGGCTCGGCGACCCTGCGCGAGCGCTTGACAGGCGCCTGCTTCGGCGCCGGCGGCGCGCGGAGTGTTCTGGTCGCCGATTCCTGCCGTAGCTGACCAGCGAAAGCCGCGAGTTGATCCCGGGCTGATTCTGGGAGCTCGCGGAATGTCAGTACAAGCTGCGCCTCCGCTCGGGACAGCTCTGTGATGTCCATGCGCGGAGGCGAATCACTCGACGCCATCGGAGTTGCCGCCTCTCCGATTTCGCTGGCCAGGCTGGCCACAGTGCTGCTGAATTCGCTGATCTGGCAGCCGAGCACCTTGCTGAACTTCGCCGCGGCAGCGGGGTTCAGGGGGATGGCGCCGTTCAGGTACTGGCTGACGGCGCTTTGAGTGATGCCCACCAGGTCACTGAAGGCGTCTTGAGACGCTGGTTCGCCCCGGGCTTTGCGGTCCGTCTTCCAGGCCAGAAAGAGTTTCTTCAGGCGCGCGGCGTCTTCTTTTTGTTCGAGGGTCAGGGGCAAAGCGGGCATTCACTGAGGGTATTAGTAGGGCTCATGAATTCAAAACAGTCGGACTGTTGAATTAGTTAGCAGTCCGACTTATGATGTTGGACATGAAGAACCTCAAGCCCATTCGCAAGCGTCTTGGCCTCACCCAGCAGGCGCTCGGCCAAGTCATCGGCTGCACCCAGGGGAACATTGGCTACTACGAGCATGGGCAGATGATGCCCACCCCGCGGGCGCGGCGGCTTATCGAGTACGCAGGCGGGCTAGGGCTGGTGTTGACGTTCGATCACCTCTACGGCGACGCCCCTCTGCCCGAGCTGGCGCAGCCCACGCTCCAGACCCAGGAGGCCACCCATGGCTGATTCCCAGGAACTGGTGCGCATCAGCGCCAAGTACGACGGCACTGGCGACCTTGCAGGTTTTCTGAGTGAGGCTGGCGCAGCTGGGGCAACGCTGAGCCAGCTGCATGAGTTCACCTCTTTGGCAGGGCCGCAAGAGCGTCGAGCACTGCCAGCTCCGCATTCAGCGCGGCAAGCGTCTCCCCCTGGGCATCCGACTTCGCCGCAAAGCTGCGTGCTGCCCGTGCAACCCCTGGCAAGTCCAGATCCTGCTGAGTGGCAAGCGCCAGAAGCAGGGCGAGCTGAGTAGAGCGTATGGCCTCTATTTGCCCGCGCAGTTCTGCAATCGAAATTTCTTCGCTCATGTCCGCCCTCCTTGGCGCTGGTTGTGTAGGAACTCCCAGCATAGCCCAGGGTGTGGCGGGCACCTCTCTCATTCGTTTCACTCGTTGTTTTGGTTTTCATGCAGCGAGTTTCGTTTCCAGCGGTAACGGCCGCAACGTCCTTTTTTCTGGAGCCCGGACATGAACTCCCTTGATGCCCTGCGACGCATGGTTGCGAACTATCCCGGTGGCCGTCCGGCCCTGGCCGCTCGTCTCAACAAGTCCGACGAGGTGCTGCGCAAGGAGCTGAGCGGATCGTCGGCCCATCACAAGATCGGCCTGCTGGACGCCGAGTTGATCGCGGACATGTGCCGCGAGGCGAACTGCTCCGAGGCGCATGCCTTGGGAACGGTCTTCTCGTTCAAGGCCGGCATGCTGGCGCTGCCTGCGCGCAGCGAAGACGGCCCCAAGTGCCTGACCAAGACCTCTGCCGTGGCCGTTCGTGAGTGTGCCGATGTCCTGATGGCGGTCACGCGGTCCAAGGCGGACAACAACATCAGCGACAACGACCGCGCCGACATTCGCGGCGAGATCGCCGAGGCGGTTTCTGCCCTCCAGGCCGTGGCCATTGCCCTTGACGCCGAGCACGCGGCGGACAACGCGAGGAGCCAGGCATGAGCAACGCAGGCAGCTACCCCTGGTTCCGGATGTATTCCGAGTTCCTCAACGATCCCAAGATCATCGCCCTGGCATTTGAAGACCAACGCCACTTCATCGGCTTGCTGGCGCTGAAGTGCGACGGCACCCTCGACAGCGGCGCCGCCCCCGACCTGATGGACCGCATCGTCGCTCAGCGCATGTGGATTGACCACGCTGTGATCCGCGAGGTCAAGAAGCGTCTGGTTGCCGGTGGCCTGATCTCAGAGGACTGGCAACCCCTGGGCTGGGAGAAGCGCCAGATGCGCAGCGACAACAGCACGGCGCGCGTGGCCAAGCACCGCGAGAAGAAGAAGGCCGAATCTGGTAACGGTGGTGGAAACGTTTCAGGTAACGAAGATGGAAACGGCGATGAAACGTTACAGCAACGCCAAGGTAACGGCCTAGAAGAAGATAAAGAAGAAGATAAAGAGAGAGAGACGCGCGAGGGCTCGCGCTCTTCCCCACCCGCTTCGAAGTCGATCACGCTGAAGACCTACCTGGCTGACTGCAAGGCGCAGAACGTGAAGCCGATTCCTGAGGACCACCACATCCGCCAGGACATGACCGACGCCGGCATCAGCGACGACATGGCGCAGATCGCCTGGTTGCGCTTTCGCGAGGAGCACACGACCGGCCTGCGCAAGGACAAAAAGTACAAGGACTGGCCTGCCGTGTTCGCAAACTCGGTGCGGGATCGCTGGTACAGGTTCTGGACGGTGCACGCTGACGGGCCGGCGCAGTGGACCAGCGAAGGCCAGCAGGCGAAGCGCGTGGCTGACGCAGCTGCAGCGGCACGGGAGGCAGCATGAACGCCTTTGACCTGCCCGACGAGGAGCTGCTGTTTTCGAGCGAGGCCGAGTGCGCGGTGCTGAGCGCTGTGCTGGCCAACGGCCCTGAAGCCTACGACATTGCAGCCGGCATTATCTCGGCCGACGCTTTCTGTGTTCCGCTGCACCGGACCCTGTGGCTGTCGGCTGAGAAGCTGATCCTGGCCGGTAAGTTCGTGGACCTTGTGGCCGTGATGGAGGATCTGCGTGGCCAGGAGGTGGAGTGGGACGATGTGCACGCCATCGCTCAGAGCTACTGCTACATCCGGGCCGTGCCCACGCATGCGGAGACCATCGCCCGATACGCCAAGGAGCGCGTTCTCAGGTCCGCTGCCTTCCAGGTGTCTGAGCTCGCTGGCGACAGCTCGCAGACCATCGAGCAGCGTGTGGGCTCTTCGGTGCTGGCGCTGGAGAGCGTGCTGGACAGCAAGGCCGGCACCGAGCCCCAGCCTGTTTCCGCGTTCGCTGGCGGATTCATTGACCGCCTGATGAGCCGGGCCGACGGGAAGACCAAGGCAGGCCGCTCCTCTGGCTTTCCAGGCCTGGACCGGATGGCTCCCAGCGCATTCGCGGACGGCAAGCTGGTCGTGATCGCCGCGCGCCCGTCGGTCGGCAAGTCCAGCCTTGCCCAGCAGATCGCCGAGCGCCAGGCTGCCGAAGGCATCCCCACGGCCTTCCTGGGCATGGAGATGGAAAACGATGAGGTCGTGGACCGCACGGTCGCGAACAAGGGGCGCGTGCCGCTCGACGGCATCCAGACTGGTCAGCTCACGGACGACGAGTGGGCGCGTGTCACTGAGGCTGTCGAGGCCATCCGCGACTTGCCGCTGTACCTGTACGACGTGCCGGGACTGACCCTGGCCGAGGTCACGTCCAAGGCGCGCGGTCTGGTCCGCAAGTACCGCATCAAGACCCTGGTGGTGGACTATCTGCAGCTGATGCAGGGCGATCCGCGCAAGGAGCGACGCACTCAGCTCGAAGACATCACGCGCGGCCTGAAGCGCCTGGCCAAGCAGCTGCGGATCACGGTCGTGCTGCTGAGCCAGCTGAACCGCGACGTGGAGAAGCGCACGAACCCGCGCCCCCAGATGTCGGACCTGAAGGAGTGCGGCGCGATCGAAGAGGACGCGGACACGATCATTTTCCTGTGGGACCACGCGCCCGCCGACAACGGCTGCACCCTGAAGGGTTGCAGTCTGGGCAAGGCCCGTGGCGGTCGCAAGGGCGAGCTTGCGTTGCACTTCGAGGGCCAGTACCAGCTGTGGAACCAGTCCACCGCCTCGCTGGCCGCTCCATCGAAGGGTGATGCCGGTGGCTCGAAGAAGTACGCGGAGGACTTCTGACCATGCGCACGCTCGAAGATATCAAGGGCCGCTGCGTGGTCACAGAGGACGGACATTGGCTGTGGAAGGGCGCGCTGCGTCCCGACGGCCGCGCCAACATCTACGCGCCCAACTACACGAAGGGGCAGGACTGCATGTCCACCCAGAACGGCCCCCGCGCAGTCTGGCACTGCAAGACCGGTCGCCCCATCCCGGCCGGCTGGAGCGCATACGGCGTGTGCTCCGAGATGGCCTGCTGCAATCCCGCGCACATCCGCTGCACTTCGGACAAGGAGCTGGGGGACTGGATTCGCCACACGGGGAAGCTCAAAGGGTCGGTGCGCCGGATTCTGGCCAACCGAGCGATCAACCGTAAGCGGGCAGTTGTCACGCCGGAGCTGATCGCGTTCATCGCAACTAGCCCGAAGACAGGGCCTGAGCTGGCGGCTGAGCTGGGCATCAGCAAGCAGACCGTGAGCAAGACGCGCCGCGGCGAATTCGTTTCTTTCGGGGCCGCTGCTGGCCTGTTTGCTGGGCTGATCCAAAACCAAGGGAGGGGAGCGTGATGCGATTGATCGCACTTTGTGGCGCTGCTGGCGCTGGGAAAGACACGGTTGCGGGCATGCTTCCCGCCTGCAGGCTGGCATTCGCCGATGCGCTGTATGCCGAGGTGGCTGAGGCCTGGGATGTCAGCGAGGACGATCTCAAGCGCAGGGACACCAAGGAGCGCGCCTCGTACCTGATGGCCATCGACTTCTGCAAGGACGCCGGCTTCCGTGATTTCAAGGCGGGCGAGGACTGGCATGCGGCGCGCAGCCCCCGGCAGATTCTGCAATGGTGGGGTGACTACCGCCGCGCCCAGGACCCGGAGTACTTCGTCCAGCGCGCCCGCGAGGTGCTGCAGGGCGAAGGGGCTGGCCTGTTCTGGGTGATCACGGACTGCCGCTTCCCGAACGAAGCCGCGATGGTCCGCGAGTTGGGTGGACAGATCTGGCAGGTCAAGCGCCCCGGTGTCTCGGCTGGCGCTACAGGCCACGTCAGCGACACGGACGGCAGCCAGTTCAACCCCGACCGCGTGATCGCGAACTATGGCTCGCTCAAGACTCTGCGGCTGGCGCTGCGCGATGTGATGCGAGAGCAAGCCTTTGCGGGAGATGCTGCATGAAGCTGTTCCTGCACCTCTCCACCTGGGCAGTGATCGCCGTGCTCACTGCATTGGCCGAGCGCTTTCATGGCCTGCCTGCCGCACTTGGTGTTTGCGTCGCATGCGCGTACATCGGCGCGGCACAGTGGACCGATGGAAGGCTTTGCCGATGAGGATCGAACTCCCATGGCCTCCGAAGGAGCTGAGCCCGAACGCTCGCCTGCACTGGGCGAGCCTGGCCAAGGCCAAGAAGAACTACCGGCATGCCTGTGCCTATGCCGCTGTTCAGCAGGGCGTGCGCCGCATCCAGGCGCAGAAGCTGCACCTGGCCCTGACGTTCCATGCCCCCAGCCGCCGCGCCTACGACCTGGACAACGCCCTGGCGCGCATGAAGGCCGGCCTGGACGGGCTGGCGGACGTGCTGGGCGTGGATGACAAGCACTGGAGCCTGAGCATCACGCGGGGCGAGACGCCTGGCGGCCGTGTCGTGGTGGAGGTGTCCCCATGCTGAACAAGCTCAACGACCGCGAGCGCGAGCACCTGGCTGCCGTGAAGGAGCTGCCCTGCAGCGTGTGTGACGCCCCGGGCCCAAGCGAGGCGCATCACGTCAAGCAGCACCGCCAGTACGTGTGCATTGCGCTGTGCGAGAGCTGCCACCGTGGCGCGCTGCTTGGCCTGCACGGCCAGCGCCGCTCCTGGGCAATCCGAAAGATGGACGAAATGGACGCGCTGAACGTGACCGTGCAGCGCTTGATGGGCAATTGAGGAGATCACGATGAGCGAAGCACCAACGACGCAAGAGCTATATGCAGCCGCGACGCACTCCATGTCCCTGCGCGTGGACGCCCGAACCACGGGCGATGTGGATTACCTGATGGCTGTGGCCTGGGCGCCCCAGCAGTTCGGCGCGGCGCTGATGCGCCTGCAGGCTGAATTTGATGGCGCTGGCCGCCGATTGCCGAAGAAGCCCTCGCGCAGCGACGTGTTCCACGCCGCCCGCGTCTCCATGGGCAAGGGCATCACCAAGGTGACCGCCAGCAGCACGAAGGCGGCCAAGGACAGGCTGCAGGCCAGCTATGACAGCGAGATGCGAATGCTGGTCCAGCCGCTCAAGTCGCTCCGCAGTGTGCGCCGCCACCTGGCCATCAAACTGCTGCTGGACGGCATGCCCGACAGCGCGGTCGATCAGATCATCCTGCAGTGGCTTTCCCCAAAGTGCCCGCTGTGCTCTGGCCGTGGACTGATGCTCAAGCGCTGGAGCGACACAGAGCTGTCGGACGACAAGTGCATGGCCTGCGCCGGGAAGGGGGTGCTGCCGCCGCCTGAGGGCGCCGTGGGTGAGAGGGCGATGCGCTACATGGACAGCTGCATGCAGGACGCTGGCGGCCGCATCGGCGCAAAAACACGCTCGACCCATTGACCGCCTGAAATCTGTTGTTAGAATTGCGACTGCCGGTTCGCATGAGAAAGTCTGCATGCCGGCGTCACCGTCCAGCACTCCGATGACTGCCCGTAGCGGCTTCGGTGAGCAAGAGATGAAAAGACGCGCCCAAAGAAAAAGCCCGCCAGGTTCGCCAGCGGGCTTTTTTCGCTTCCCCCTTCAATCCAAGGGTTGCCGGTTACTTTTTACACAGATAGGCTGCTCTACCCAGCGCTCTAGCGGCAGCTGCACGCAGCGCAGAGTTTTCTGATGACTTCATGACTTTGCGAAGAGGCTCAAGCGCTTTGATTTCTCCGAGCTCTCCCAGGCCTTCAGCGGCGCCAACTCTTACAGCGGTATTGGCGGATGAGTGCAAAACGGAAATAAGTTCATCTGCAACATCGAATGTCATTACACCCTCCAGGCAATGATGTGAGAAAGAATCATAGCTCAGGATAGTTGTTGCCTGGCAATTGAATTGGCTATGCCTGATGTGGCGCTCTGTGCTATAAATCTCACTGCTTTATAAGGAGTGGTAATGAGCAGGAAGAGAAAATTTGCGTCAATTCGCGTAACGGATGTTGAGGTCAGCGGGAGGAGCGTCACCGTCTATTCTGCTGTTGCGGAAGATGGCACTGCATGGGTTGGCGTACCCAAGCCGGGCTCTTCAACCGCAAGCACGGCCGCCGTTGAGTGGAAGCGTGTCTCGCCTCTGCCGGATCTAACTGCTGCCGAAGCTGCGGCAGCATGATTGGACTGCGTTGATGCGCGATCCTGTACAAGTATTGCATCAAGCTAGTGGCGACCTTCCAATGCGTCTTCAGAGTTAGATCTCTGTAGGTGGGAGACTCTTGGAGTTGACATTGGCATGATTTTCGCTATTTGATGTCAGGCAATGGACAGCATTAGTATCAGCGTATTGGTTTTGACTAAGTGTCAAAGGCCACCTTCGGGTGGCTTTTTCGTTTCCGCCGCCACCAGGTGCACTCGGCAAAGCATGCATTGCGCATGGGGTGCAAGGGCTGCGTGGCGGCTCCTATCCGCCCCTCAAGGAGATCCCCGTGTCCGAGATCGAAGAAGCCGAAGGCGTCGTCTGTAGCCATGTCGAAGATGACGTGGAGCGAATCATCCCGGCGCAGGCCAAGGCTCAGGCGCACGACTCGGCTCAGAAGGTGGAGATCCTCCACGATGGCGTCAGGCGCCTGATCTTCGTGAATGGCCACCCCATCGGCCAGGTGCTGAAGCTCGAAACCCCGCGTGGCGTTGGGCAACTGGCCGGCGTCGTGGAGCTCAGCTTCGTGGCCGCAGAGATCGTGGAGCGCAGGGTGAGCCGTGATGAGTTCAACGCCCTCAAATCCGAGGGCGTGGCGATCCGCTGAGCTGTCATGACTCAGCGACCACGCATCAGCGCACTGCCGCTGCGCATCCAGAAGGCCGACTCCCGCAGGCTGCAGCAGGCTCCGCGCCTGGGGGCAACTGGCCGTGTCCGAGGGCGCTCCAGACAGGAGGCCCGGCTGAGGATCTGGCTGCGAGATGGTCCGCACTGCGCCTGCTGCGGCGAACTGATCGACATCACGCCCGGCACGTCCCGACCCTTCGAGCTGGATCACATCGTCCCGCTGTGGCAGGGCGGCGAGGACACCGACGACAACAGGCAGTGCCTGTGCGTCAGCTACGACGCAGAGGGCAACAAGCGCGGCTGCCACGTCGAGAAGACGGCCCGCGAGGCCGGTGATCGGTCGAGGGCTGATCGCCGCGCCTGAGCCCGTCTGACGCGAGCCAGGGGCATCGCCGGGGCGGGCGAGGGGAGGGGGCGGGGTCAAAGGCTGAGAGGCCTCTCCCTGGATACCGCCCTGTTCCGCACGCGCACAAAAAAGCCCCCTGTTTGATTGTTTCGGGGCAGTCGGCCACATGAGGTTTCGGCTGCAACCCGTTGCGACAGCAGGGAAATTCGGACCTTTGAATTCTGGGGAATCGCGGAAATCAAAGAAATCAAAGAATCAAAGAGGTGAGCCATGGCAAGAGGGGGCTCTCGGCCCGGTGCTGGCCGCCCAAAGAAGACGCCGCCAGCCGCGCCGACAGCAGACGCTCAGGCGCCTGAGCCCAGGAAGTACAAGCGGCGCGCGCCGCCCAGCGTGGACGCCGAAGGCTTCAAGCCAGAGGACGCGCCGCCGACCTGGCCTTTTGGCAAGGAGCGGCCAGCGCCGCCCGAACCTGAGCCGGACCTCTCTGGCCTCATGCCGCTGGACTACCTGCTGGGGGTGATGCGCAACCCAGATCTGCCGGCACCGCTGCGCATGCAGGCCGCCACGCTGGCGGCGCAGTACTGCCATCCCAAGCCGGCGCCCAAGAGCGCGAAGCAGGAGGCTGAAGCGGAGCGCAAGAAAAACCGTGAGTCACGCTTCGGTCGCCGCCAGCCGCCTGCACTGACTGCATTGCAGGGTGGCAAGTCATAGCCGGTTTCCGGCGTCAACGCTGGAGATCGCAATGGAATGGACAACTTCGTGCCCCGATTGGGAGCGCCGCATCGTCGCGGGCGAAAGCCTGATCGTCTCTCCGCCCCTGTTCCCCAGCGTAGCTGATGAGGCCTGGTCGATTTGCAGCCAGTTCAAGCTGGTGGACCTGGGCGGCGTGACGATTGGTGAGGTAGCTCGCCCATGGCTGCGAGATCTGGTGCGCACGATCTTCGGTGCGGAAAGCCCCGAGGGCCGGCGTCTGATCAATGAGTACTTCCTCATGGTCAGTAAGAAGAACGCCAAGAGCACTATTGCAGCGGCCATCATGCTGACGGCGCTGCTGATGAACTGGCGCGACGAGGCCGAGCTGCTGATCTTGAGCCCGACGCTGGAGGTGGCCAACAACAGCTACAAGCCGATCAGCGCCTTCATCAAAGCCGATGAGGAGCTGTCGGACATGCTTAAGGTCCAGGACTACCACCGCCTGGTCACCCACAAGGACACTGGAGCGTTCCTCAAGGTGGTGGCCGCCGACGAGGCGACGGTCACGGGCAAGAAGGCCGGCTTCGTCTTCGTGGATGAGTTGCACGAATTCGGCAAGAAGGGCCGTGCCTCAAACATGCTGTTGGAGGCCACGGGCGGCTTGGCATCCAGGCCCGAGGGCTTCGTGATCTACGCGACCACGCAGTCGGAGGAACCGCCAGCGGGTGTGTTCAAGGACAAGCTTGCCTATGCCCGCAAGGTCCGCGACGGCGAGAAGGTGGACCGCAAGTTCCTGCCGATCATCTATGAGTTCCCGCGCCACATGTTGGAGGCGGGGGCGCACAAGGATCTGGCCAATGCCCACGTTACCAACCCCAACTGGGGCGCGTCCGTGGACATCGAGCGGATCACGCAGTTGCACGGCGAGGCCGAGGAAAAGGGCGAGCAGGGACTTAAGGAGTTCTGGGCCAAGCACCTCAACGTCGAGATCGGGCTCAACCTGCGCTCCGACCGCTGGGCTGGCGCTGACTTCTGGGAGGCTGCGGCCATCCCCGTGTTTTCGCTGGAGGAGCTGCTGGAGCGCAGCGAAGTGGTAGAGGTCGGGATCGATGGCGGCGGCTTGGATGACTTGCTCGGCCTGGCTGTGGTTGGCCGCGAGGCTGATACCGGGAAATGGCTTTCCTGGGGCCGCGGCTGGATCCACCAGATCGCGTTGGAGCGACGCAAGTCCGAGGAGTCCAAGTACCGCGACTTCATCAAGGCCGGAGACCTGGTGCTGGTGGATCGGGTCGGCCAGGACGTGGAGGAGGTGGTCCAGATCGTGGAGCAGATCGTGGACACGGGCCTGCTCGACAAGGTGGGCGTGGACCGCCTGGGCCTGGGCGCCATCTATGACGCCCTGGTGGGCACAGAGGACGAGCCGGGGCCTGTGGAGGCAGACCAGGTGGTGGGCATCCCGCAGGGCTACCAGCTCAACGGCGCGATCAAGACGGCCGAGCGCCACGTCGCTGCCAGGAAGCTGGTGCACGGCGGCAGCGCCCTCATGGCCTGGTGCGTCGGCAACGCCAAGACGGTGATGCAGGGCAACGCCGTGACCATCACCAAGCAGGCCAGCGGCGTCGGCAAGATCGATCTGCTGATGGCCCTTTTCGATGCCGTGTATCTCATGGCCCTGAATCCGGAGGCGAAGGCCGGCCCGGCGATTTACTCACTGGAGCTGGGATGACACAGACTTTCAATATGACCACTCAGCAGCACGGCAGCCGCGTGCTGTCCGGCTGGATCGCGGGCCGCGAGGGTGCGGCAGAGCGCGCCGGCCTGCTGGCGCTGGGCGAAAACGAGGTAACCAGCAGCGGAACGTCCATGGGCGAACTGGCGAACCTGCTGGGCGCTTCGAGCCGCTCGGCGGCCGGTGTGCGTGTGACCAAGGAAACGGCCATGCGCGTGTCGGTGGTCTATGCCGCCGTCTCGCTGGTCGCGGGCGCCATCGCCTCGCTTCCCATCTCGATCTATGAGCGAGACACGCGCGAGAAGGTGGACCACGATTACTGGTACTTGCTCAACGAGAACGCGGGCGGCGTCTGGTCCGCCTTCACGTTCTGGGAGTACCTGATGAGCGCCAAGCTCTTCGAGGGGGACGGCTTCGCCGAGCTGGTGCGCTCCAGCGTGCGCAGCTCCAAGATCATCGCGCTCAAGCCTCACCATCCGCTGAGCGTGGATCCGTTCAAGAAGGGCGACAAGGTGCTGTACCGCATCAACCCCTCGGACGGCGGGCCGGCATACACGCTGGACAGCGCGGACATGCTGCACGTCCCGAGCCTGGGATTCGACGGCCTGCGCAGCCCCAGCGCGATCACCTTTGCCGGGCGAGAGGCCATCGGCGCGGCTATTGCTGCCCAGGAGCACACCAGCCGGTTCTTTGCCGGTGGCGCGAACATCGACTATGCGCTCAAGGCGCCTGGTCGGCTCTCCGACAAGCAGCTGGGCGACCTCAAGGCCTCATTGCTGGCAAGGGCGATGAACGGTGGCCGCGGGCCGCTGATCCTCTCGGGTGGCCTGGAGCCGGCGCAGCTGTCCATCAACAGCAAGGATGCCGAGATCCTGGCCACCCGCCTGTTCAACGTGGAGGAGATCTCCCGGATCCTTGGCGTGCCGCCGCACATGATCGGCCACACGGACAAGCAGACCAGTTTTGGCACGGGCATCGAGCAGCAGGGCATCGGCTTCGTGCGTTACACGCTGCAGCGCCACCTGACGCCGATCAAGCAGGAGCTGAACCGCAAGTTCTGGCCCGTGCGCGAGAAACTGTTTCTGGAGCACATGGTCGAGGCCCTGGAGCGGGCCGACCTGAAGACCCGGTACGAGGCCTACCGCATCGCGATGGGCCGGGCCGGCGAGATGCCGTGGATGGACGCCAGCGAGGTGCGCCGCCGCGAGAACCTGCCGCCGAACGCCAGCCTGCTGCGCAACCCCGGCAACCCCGGAAAAGATGACGGGAAGGGAAACAATGAAAAACCGACTCAGTAAGCTGTACGCGGACAACCGCCGCGCCAGTGCCCGCAAGTTCGAGGTGGTGGCCAAGGCCGCCGACCGCGAGGCCGAGGTCTACCTCTACGACCACATCGTATCCAGTGAGCTGGAGGCCGAATGGTGGGGCGGCATCGCCCCGGGGCCGTTCGTGAAGGCCATCCGTGATCTGGACGTGGACACCATCCATCTGCGCATCAACAGCCCAGGCGGCTCGGTGTTCGCGGCCCGCGCCATGGAGCAGGCCCTGCGTGAGCACGGCGCCAAGGTGATCGTGCACATCGACGGCATCGCGGCCAGCGCGGCGACCTTCATTGCCATGGCCGGCGAGGAGGTCATCATGGCCAAGGGCGCCATGTTCATGATCCACAAGGCATGGACCGGCATGTGGGGCAACGCCAACGACCTGCGCAAGGAGGCCGACCTCCTGGACAAGATCGACGGCACCCTGGCAGAGACCTACGCGGCCAAGACCGGCAAGGAACTGGCGCAGATCTCCGAATGGATGGCGGAGGAAACCTGGTTCACTGCCGACGAGGCTCTGGAGAACGGCTTCGCCACCTCCATCGCGGCGAGCGACGCCAAGGCACGCGCAAGCGCCAGGGCCAACGCAAAGGCCTGGAACCTCTCGGCCTACGCCAACGCGCCGCGCGACCCCTGCGACGAGCCCGAGCCCACGCCCAAGGCTGAACCCGCGAACGAACAGCAGTTCGCCACCGAAGACCACCGCGCCCGCCAGCAGCAGCGTTTGAGCATGCTGGCACGCCTCTCCCATCAGTAAGCGCCTCGCGCAACTGAGACCGCCGCCCACCGAGGCGGCTTTTTCATGTCCGAACGACCTGCGCGAGCGGTCACAACCTGAAAGAAAGGCTCACCATGAGCAAACTTGCACAACTGCGCGCCCAGCGTGACGCGAAGGCCAAGGCCGCCGCCGAACTGAACGCCAAGACCCCGGCCGACCAGCGCATGCCGTCCGCCGATGCCTCGGCACTGGACACCATACTCAACGAGATCGAGGCCATCGACGGCGAGATCGCCCGCGAGAACCGCATCAACCAGGTGGCCGGCGACGAGCGCGCCGAGCACGAGGCCGCGCTCAACCAGGCCACGGTCCAAGGCGGCGGGCGCACCGAAGAATCTCAGGCCCTGCGCGCCATGCTGACTGGCGGCCTGTCCAACCTGTCGCCCGAGCAGCGCAATGCCATGGCCGCGCGCCAAAATCCCGACATCCGCGCCGCCATGTCCACCACGACCGGCTCCGAGGGCGGCTACACCGTGGCCACCGAGTTCAGCCGCTCGCTGATCGAGGCCATGAAGCAGATGGGCGGCGTCCGCGCCGTGGCCAGTGCGCTCCAGACGGCGACCGGCGCGCAGATGCTGTTTCCCACGGCCGATGCGACGGCGGAGGAGGGCGAAATCGTTGGCCAGAACGCTGCGGTCACGAACGGCGAGACCGCCTTCGGTCAGGCGTCCATGGACGTCTACAAGTACAGCTCCAAGAGCATCGCGCTGCCCTTCGAGCTGCTGCAGGACTCGTTCATCGACATCGAGGCCTACATCAAGTCGCTGCTGCAGCTGCGCCTCGGCCGCATCCAGAACCGCCACCAGACCGTGGGCACTGGCACCGGCCAGCCTCGCGGCATCGTGACGGGCGCCTCTGTTGGCAAGACCGGCGCCACGGGCCAAACCACGAGCGTGACTTACGACGACCTGGTGGACCTGGAGCACTCGGTGGACCCGATCTACCGCCAGCGCGCAGGCTACATGTTCCATGACGACGTGCTCAAGGTGGTGCGCAAGATCAAGGACACCCAGGGTCGCCCGATCTTCGTGCCGGGCTACGAGCAGGGCAACCCTGGCGGTGCCCCTGACCGCCTGATGGGCCGCGCCATCAACATCAACCAGAACATGGCCGCCATGGCAGCCAATGCCAAGTCGATCCTGTACGGCGATTTCAGCAAGTACCTGATCCGCGACGTGATGGACGTCACCCTGTTCCGCATGACCGACAGCGCATACACGCTCAAGGGCCAGGTGGGCTTTGTCGCCTTCTGCCGTTCGGGCGGCAACCTGCTGGATGTGGGCGGCGCCGTCAAGGCCTACGTCAACTCGGCCACCTGATCGGCCGCTCATGAACCCAGGCCCCGGCTACGGCTGGGGCCGCATCTCAAGGAGCCGACATGGCAACGAAACCGAAACCCGCACCCATGGCACCCACGGCACCCGAGGCGCCAACCGCCGACCAGGCT